AAAACCTGGAGCACGACACCCTAACTGAGCGTAGTAACCAACTCTAACTTCAACAGCATCAGTGGTTGAGTCCCTAAGGAACTTAAGACCGTCTGAGTCTAAGATTTTAGGAGCTTTACCAAGAGAGTAAAGTTTCCACATATCTAATTGAAGCATGAAAGCTGCATTATTAGGACAGTTTTGATCAGGTACTACCTTAATAGGTCCTCTAGGTCCGTGAACTAATATTCCTCTAAAGCCAATTTCAGGGCTAACTTTTACGTCAACATAAGAAACTTTAGAACCTAAAGCTTTCTCAAGATCAGCAAAGTTTGAGTAGTTCATGAAACAAACATCAGGTTTTCCACCTTCTCTAGCTACTCTAGAAGCAGCACTAATTAGACCTTCTTCTAATGGAAGTGAAGAAGCATCAAATCTAATACCACCTAAACGAGTAGCATCAGCACTTCTATCAACACCAAAAAAAGATTCGGTAGCTGAAGGGGCAGATTCAGGAACCCAAGCATTAAGACCAGAAAGCATTTTTGCATTAGCAGTACCAGAAGAAGCAGCTAAATCACCTTCAGGAAAGATAAAGTCATTAGCAACAGCAGCACCAAACGCAGCAGAAATAGTTATAACACCTGTATCTCTGTTTACAGCAGTAACAGTTGGACCTTCACCTGATTGAGTTTCTGCACCAGTCTTAGCGTTAGCTGTTACAAGAGACATGCCAACTTCAAAATTAACAACGTCTTCAATTGTAGCTAAGGTAAAAGTAGTGTCAGTTGAGCTATAAGTAGAACCTACAACACCAATAGAACCTGAACCATCACCATAAAGACCAATAGCAAGTGAACGAGAAACAGACTCGATTGCACCATCAATCTCATGTGTAGCAGCTTCGATAAATGCGTTAGCATTACCTTTTGAAGCTTCTAAGGTTTCATTGTCAATAGTAGCAACACAGTAGTTTTTAACTCTGGTTAGTAAAAATGCTTCATACTTAGAAGCGGTTGCATTGTTTTTAGCGTCTGAAAAAGTAGCAGATCGCCCTTGAGGTATTCCGTATTTAATCGGAAGTTTGAGGTTAATACCTCCAAAATCTTCATACTTTGAAAGCATAGCCAGGAATGGATTATCCTTATAGACCATGTTTTCGATTTTTTCATTCGTATAGTGCTGCTTAAGCGCACCAGCGAATGAGTCCATATCTAAACTTGCCATTTTAAAACTCCTTTAAGTTTTGTAATTATTATTTTAATTCCACTTTAACATTTTTGCAATTTCTCTTTTTGATTCTTCATCTGATAACGGTCTGTCTACTCTTTGGTTAGCCTGAGCAGATAAGGCATTCGACAGGGTTGTTTGCGACTGTCTTGGAGTTTCTGGCTCTCGTTGGTCTCTTTGTGAAAGACGATTTTTTACTTTGCTAAGACTTAATAGCTTCTCAGCTTCTTCTTCTAAATAACTCTCAACGGCTTCAGCAGCATCTTTTATATCAAGAATCCTACCTGTTTCGTTATAATGCTCCTCTATTACTTCATAAATAACTTCATTTGCTTGATTGTGAGCTACATACTCATATTCATCTTTATTAGACGAGACAAAACTATCTATCTCGTTCATAAAACCTCTTTGTATGTCGTCATAACGCCTTTGTTCATCACTTTTTTCTTTATCTAATATTCTTTTTTCTAACTCTTCATACTTTGATTTGTAATCGTTTTCCAGTTCTTCACGCATTAACTTCATTTGCATATCTGGAGTAAGTTTTCCATCATTCAATGCTAATTCAGTTAATTTATCATAGCTAAGACCCATATCCTCTAATGCTTTAAGAGGGTTTTGTTTTAACCTATACTCCAGAGGAACGTCTGGTTCTTTTTTAGGTTCAGGTTTTTTGTTAAAGAAGTTAAATTTTTCCTCTAACTCAGCTATGCGGTTTTCATACTCTGCTTCTTTTGCTCTAATTTCTTTTTCTCGTCTGCTCAAAGCAGCAAACTTGCGTGAAAAATCATCACTTTTTTCTGAATCTGTAGCTGAATCTAAGGAACGCTCTACCTCTTCTTCAGCAGATTCGTTAGAATCTTGGTTCATAACTACATCATTAAGATGTTCATGACTGTTCGTCTCCATTTTTACTCCTTTAGCTTAAAGGGCTAAGCCCGATCTAATGATCTATTATTGTATTCTTATTATAATTACTCTATGATTTCTTCCTGTTCTTCTATCATAACTTCTTCTTCTGGTTGTATTTGTTCTTTCAATAGGTTGTCATCACTTAAATCTAAAGCTCCAGAAAGTAAAAAATCTTCCTCGGCTGGAATATTTTCAGCTACTTCTGCTGCTGCTGTCCTTGCCCCAGATTCTGCTAATTGCTGAGTTAATTCTTGAGGACTTGGCTGTTCAGCTCTGGCTTTCTCTATTAAGTTTTGACAGTCTTCCATATACTGTCTTAAAAGTTCAAGACGATCTTCTGGAGCACCTTGATATTTGTACATTAAATATGCCTGTTGTGTCTTACGTATAGCATTCTCTAAGTTTTGATATGGTTCAGGTGGAAAGTATTCTCCTTTATCCATCATATTCTCAATAAGTCTTTCTAAATTATTAGCATCAGCATTCAGTAAATTCATAGTAGATTCTAAATCTGGAAAATCTAGTAACTTAAGAGCGTCTTCTTTTGATATAAAACCTGCTGCTATGAGGTCTGTTATGTCTGCTAATCTAGCTGCTGGACTATTTGCTAAAGCTGAAGTAGGATAAGCTTGCATTAAATACTTATCCTTGTCCATGTTTACATCTTCCCAGCTAATGGTTTCTACAAATTTACCATCTTTGGCTTTAACTTTAAAATCTCCTTCAGCAAGGTATAAGTCTCTAGCCATGTCTATCATAATTTCAGCAGCTTCCATAAAAGTATTTTCATACCTTTTAGCTACTGCCATAAATCTTTCTGTTTCTAAATCGTTATACTCTCTTAGGGCTTTACCTGAGTCTAACCCAGCAGGTTTTAGGGATTGAGCCGCTAGTTGAGATATACCTGAGATTTCATATGCTCTTTGATATAAACGATCTAAGTGGGCAAATAATTCAGCAGGTATTCCACCCAGAGGAGCATAAACAGGAGGAGTTCCTGCATACTTTATAACTCCACCAATTCTGTTATTAAGATGTGAAGAAACAATTTTAGAACTTGCTTCAACTAAAAGCTTAGGAACAGATACAAGGTGCATTGAAACTTGTATAGTCCTTAAAAGTTTATTGATCTCTAGTTGAATACCTTGTAATTGTTCAGCCAAACCTTGACCAAAAAATCCTACAGGTCTAAGACCCCATCTAAAAAATACAAATGGGTAATAATCTTTGTCATATTCTTCTTCAAAAAGAGTAGCACTAGAGATACAAATGGTGTGTTTACCATCTTTAGATTTTGGTCCAGAGGGTAAATGCCAAGATTCTATAACTTTAATCATGTCTTTAGCTGTTGCAGATTGACCATAACTTTCAGAGTCTGGGTAAGAAGCTGAGTCTATTTGTAGTTCAAAATCTGGAAACATTGCTTTAAGAACAGACTTTTCAATATACTTACATTGATGCATTTGTCTGGGTTTTCCATAATAAGACTCAACATCATCTACTTTTATTTCGTCTATTATAACTCTTTCTGTCTTAATTTGACCGTCTTCTATGTATATTTTAATACAACCTGAACCAAAAATACAAGCGTCTTGAAATGCCATTGAAGCTTTTGCATAAAAGTCAGTGTATGAGTAAATACCCTCTACAAATTTTGTTAACTTTTTAGCTTTACTTTGCAGACTAAAATCCCCACCGGAGGTGAGGAATGTAGCTTTTGGTTTGTTTTTAGTTATTTTTGATACGACTGTATCTATCAAAGATTGAATAACATTTAAAGTTACTCTATTAGTGGTATTATAAGAGCTTTCAATTCTACTATAGTTATAAGCTCCTAGCCCAACTTGGTCATAGTTACCATATAACCTAGCATATCGAATATTGTCTGTTTCTCTATATTGTTGTCTACTATCTAGAGCAGTTACATAGGCAAACAACTCTTGGTATAAATTATTTTTATTTGCCAACCACCATCGGCTTCCATTTATTTCCGAGTGCAAGGGTTACTCCTACGTATTAGAAGACCAAAACAGGAGTTCGTCGTCTTCTTTTTTCTGTTGTTCTTCTTCAAATTTTGATTCGTCTGATACAGTTTGTATTTTTTCTGCGTAATCTTGGATATTCTCTACAAACGCTAACTCTGAGAGTTCAAATTGAACACCGTCAATCTTAAATGATTTTACTTTATGCTCTTTACACCATTCTATAAACAGCTTGACATCTTCTAGATTTTTTAACATAGCTGTCTCCTATTGTTCACCTATTATATTGTCTAATTCTTTTATATCATCTTCATGCTGTTTTCCTAGTTCATAAAGATAAGGATCTTTCTTTCTTTCTTCAAACTCCATAGCTTCTTTCATTTCAATCTCATCCATATAAGCATCTGTATCTACTTTAGGTTTTTTTTCTGGTCTTTCAGATAGATAATGACGGCATTCCCTCCAAGCATACAGTACAGCGTCACAGATGTCAGAGTGATAAGTGTCTGAAA